TACCGTACAGGGACTTTAGAAGCGTTGCCTCTTCTAGCTTGAGGTCCATGTCGTTTGCATCCCACCAGGCGTACATTAGGCGCTCTCGCCTTGAGGCCTGATTCCTCTCTGACTCGGTAGGGCCTGTAGGTACATAGTTAATAACTGGGGAAACAGCCTGTAGTGAGGCTGGGATCTGAACGTACGATGCATGAAGGTTTACCGAAACGTGCGACCGTCCTGAGAGTCGTGCGCTTGGGTCCTCTGCCCAGTGGTCTGCCCCACCAAGGGTAAAGGTGTTAGGGTGGAAGTAGTGGTCGTAGCGGCGGTACATGGCACGCATTCGGTTCTGCTCAGGCTCAACCATCTGCTTCCGGTTCATGGCCTCTAGTGCCAGCAGGAAGTCTTCGTTCTCCTCAGCTACCTCACCAAGCTGCGTGAGGCGCTGCTTCTCGAGAGACATGCCGCGCTTCTGCTCAGCAGTAAGTGCCTGTAGACGGTCAAACCTAGGATTGATCTTGGCAACTCGGACCTTGCCTCCTGAGATGACTGCATCGTTAATGGTACGGCCGGACCCAGCCTTCTTGCTTCTGCCGTTGGCAATAGCGCTTGGGGTTGCGCTCGCCTTGCGGCCCTTCGTAGCGGCCGGTGTGGCCTCGGTGGTGATGGTACCGGACGACTGGACAATGGCAGTCTTCTGCCCACGAATCTCTTTTCGTGCTGTCTCAATAGCCTTCTTGATACCTTGAATGTTTTCTTTGGTAACGACGTTAGGGTCGGTCGTGATCATGGAAGGAACTTCCTTGCCATTCACGAACGACCCAGAGGTCATCTTCAGTTTATCTTTGGCCATTTGTCATCTCCCCAAAATAGCTGAACACCGGGTTCTGTACCGGGTTCGAAGGATTCCTGGTCGCATGCCTTACGGACAACGCCAGTGCCATTACAGCATCAGTTTCCAGCTTCTTGTCATCTAGCTTGTAGCCCAGCAGCTGGCGCCGGAGCTCCATCCATGCTCCCGAACGTGGGAACTTGAGCTGTTGCCGGTCGATAACGGCCTTCAGGTCTGCCAGAAGCTCTAGCTTCTTGGCCCTGGTGCCACCAAAGTCATAGTCCCTAAGTGGCTTGATGATGCTGAACTCCTGGCGGAATAGCTTTCCACCGAATCCAGTTGAGTCAATCGTGGTGGTGCATGCAGCGCCATCCTGGTTGTAGAGAAGGTGACCCTCTCGAACCATGTTGACCACGGCTGGGATAGTCTGCTTACCAACCTTGCGTCGGCACCTTACGCCAACCATCAGGGCCCTCTCCGTGTAGTCCACGGTCACTGCCCATGTGGCGTCTGATGAAATGCCAGGGTCTACGCCCTGAGAGTATCGACGTCCCTTCGTAGGTGGAATCTCTTCTTCCGCATCTACGAAGCACTTGTCGATCATGTCTGAGTTGAAGTATGCATCCCTCGCCTCAATGAAGAATCCGTCGATGTTCTGTGGAACTAGGTACTCTGCCTGCTGCCGGATGATTGATTCAAACGTTGCAGCGTTTAGGCCGAACCCTACGTTGTCTCTTGTTGATAGACGGAAGCTCATGAACTGGTTATCGCGCCCTGGGTTGATAGGATTACCCAGCTCCCACAGGTCTGCGTAGTCGTTGATGCCTTCGGTGGGTGTGCCAATGAAGTGTAGCTGACCACCGGTAGACAGACGTCGTAGGTTCAGAACCTCTTGGTAGATCATCAGAAGGTGGGGCTCAAACGCCGCCTCGTCAAACGAGATGCCATTCATGTCCTTGCCTAGCAAGGCCTTAGCCTTATCCTGAGTAGTGCGGAAGTGGATGTTTGCCCCACCAAAGATAGGGTCAACCTTGATCCACAAGTACTCTCCACGCCACTTCTTCTCCAGGTTATACACCTGGCCGATCTCTTTCACCATTGGACATCCCCTACCTCGTTGGGCTGGATGAGCCCCTTGTAGGAGCATCGAGAGTTCTCTATGCACCAACTCGGCAGTTTCCTGCTGGATGCCAATGTGATACCATTCGTAAGGCTCGGTAGTCCAACGTTCAGCATCCTCAGCGGACCCGAGTGTCGGGGGGCGAAGCCCCAGCTTGTAGGTGGCAGAGTGCAGGACTCCAACAGCCATCCCCAAAGTCTTACCGGCCCGGTTACCAGCGCTGCACACAGTGGTCAGGTATTTAGGCCTGAACCCAGTCTCATCGCGAGCAACCATACCTTCTAACCAGGCCAACTGGCCCGGATTGAGATTGACACCTAGCCATCGAGAGGCAAAGAATCCGATGTCGGATCTACCTCTGGACAGATCTTGGGCAATCTCAGCAGTAATGTTCAAGCAGTCTTTCCTTTGTTTCTAGCGCTGATTGCTTTAGCCTTTGACTTGGCATCAGCTTTGCTGCTAGCTCCCCACGCTTGGAGGGAGAGCAGGAGACGCGTCGGTCGCCCTTTGGAGTCTCGCTCCGGCCCGGGCATGTTACCCATGCGGGCCAGGAACGACGCTCGACGCGGATTGTCTCCGGACTTAACCGGAGCCTTGAGCGTGCCACCTTTGTATGAAGCACGACCCTTAGCATTTAGCCCGCCCGTAGGGCTCTTGCCCTCTTTACGAGTCCAGGCTGGGGTCTTAGCCACGCTGGGCTGCGGTGCGCTGGCCAACTTTGCCCTTAGGCTTGGCCTTTCCTGCCTTGCCCTTAGGCTTGGCCTTTCCCTTATCGCCCTTCTTGGCGTACATATCCATAAGGAAAGCTGGCATCTTCTTCTTGCCTGGCATTGTTATTCTCCTTTATTCCCAAACGCAACATCGTTTGGATTAAGCCAGCGGAGCACTACAGGGAGAACAGCTGCAAGGCCTGCGGCCACGAGAGCGCGAACGCCATCACGGTTAAGGTCTAGAACGCTGTCCCCTAGCACGATCAGCTGGGCGACCACTGCAGCTAGGAATGAACGTCCCCAGGACGCCACTACTGCCTTAAGTTCCTTGTTCATTGTCTACCTCCTCTGCGATCAGAGTATACGATCCGCCACCTAGGATTCCTGCCATTGTGATGGCGAGCCCACGGTCTGCGTTCTTTTCTTTTCTTCGGTCCAGCATCTCCTGGGCCCGGAGTCCCTCCGACAAAGTCGGCATAAGATCCCCATTTTCAACCATCTTGAAGACGTATCCGCTTACAAGCTTTGCCAAGTCGCTATTGGTAGCCTCAATCTGTACCGCCTGCTGCACCTTCTTGGCTACCTGCTTACGAGCACTCATGTGCTCTTCGGTAAGGTGCTGGCGCTTGTGGTTTCCTAGAGTGATGCGGCTGATGTAAGAGTTCTCGGCCTTTAGCCACTCGCTGATCTTCACGTCCGGCATTCCTTCGGTCATCTTGCGGTTGATGACGTCGACGAGTGGGCTGGCGCATACTGCGCATTTACTCAGTAGCTTCATCGCTCGCATCCGGGTTTGGGATCAAATCTACCTGGCAAACCCCACAAACGTAATGTGGCAACTCGCCGCTCTCAGTCAACTTCAGCATTGCGTTGGCAGAAATGCCATTGTTAGGGCATCCAGCCGTTTCGCAACTAACTTCAACGCTAACAAACTGCATTTAATACCTCACGTCTTAATGATGAAGTTTAGCAATGTCGACTTAGGCAACTGTAAACTTTCACCATCAGTAGATTGAACTGATGTTGTACCAAGGTTGGTAACACTGCCAGTGACGGTGTGTGTAAGGTTGGTGTTTTCTGCTCCGGAAGCCGTTGCGGCCACGTTAACAGAGTGCGTGTGTGCTCCAAATGGATTTGTAGTGCTTGTTCCCATGGGGTAAGTTGTACCACTTGCTGCTCCAGATGTAACTGCCGCTGGGTCGGTAGTATGTGTATGGTCTGAGTGGGTAGACACGGCAATGGTGTCAGAGTGGCCGTGAGCGATGTTGGTCGCGTGGTAGTGAAGGATTGAGTTTGATGTGTTTGGAGCAAACGTACCAGCGTTATTGCTAAGCGCACCAACAGTTGCAAGCCCAGCAGCAAAGCGGTCGCGCATGTCTGGCAGAGTGAACGTACCAGAGGTAACGCCAAAGACCGCTGCCAGGTCTGGGTAGGTTGACTGGTTGTAGGTTGCTCCGTTAAGGAAAAGCCAGCCAGTTGGGGCAGTTGCCGTAGGCCACATGACGATTGATCCGGTGGGACCAGTGGGTCCGGTAGCTCCGGTTGCTCCTGCAGGCCCCGTGGCGCCCGTGGGGCCAGCAACTCCTTGAATGCCCTGGATTCCTTGAGCCCCAGTTGCTCCGGTCGAACCTGTTGCTCCCGTGGGGCCTGTTGGCCCAGGTACGGTGCTGTCTGCCCCGGCTGGCCCGGCTGGCCCTGCTGGCCCAGTGGCCCCAGTGGCCCCAGTAGCTCCGTTAGTGCCATTCGTTCCGTTGGTACCTGCAGGACCGGTAGCGCCCGTAGCGCCTGTTGGCCCGGTAGCTCCCGTGGCCCCAGTAGCTCCGGTCGGACCCGCAGGGCCAGGCGTACCCCCGCCTGCCTCAAGTGTTGTGACCCTGGCACGTAGGGTGTTTCCCTCGTCCTGGTCAATCCACTCGAAGGTAGGCTCAACCAGCATGGCGGACTGTAGTTCGTCGCTGTATTCATCAGGGACCTCGAACACGGTTAGAGCTGGCCCTTGAAATAGAAGGCCATTCCAACGCGTTGAGATCGGTCTGTTGAGCCTGAACTTTGCCATTAAGACTCCTTAATCTCTCTATATATATCCATCTTTGTCAAGAGCTGTGCACATCCACCGGTGGAAGGAGCCTAGACACTACGGTGGACAGGGCGTCGGCAGAACGCTCAATCTCCTTCTCGTAGATGGCCGACAGGAGCGCGTATGCCTCAGTTCCAAGCACGCCAGATAGGGATTCTAGGGTTCGTTCTGGTCCCGCGTAGTGCACGTGCAGCAGCTCGTGGGCCACGATGCGGCGCTTCTCTTCAGGGTCAAGTGACCAGAAGTCGCTCGAGACACGAAGGGTGGCCGTCCATAGGTTGTCCGAAACCTCGATGTCGGCCCAGTTGTCTTCTTCTGTAGGGTGCTTAGATACCTCCACCCTCCACTGGGGAAGGCCGAATACTGGAAGGCACCGGTTGACGTACGCTTGTAGCTCTTGTGTCGTATACATTATCCGCCCATCTCCTCAAGCTTAGCTAGGTCCCTATTGACTACAGGCATAGGGGCTTCTGGCGTGACAGTCCTCACGCTTGGATTATCCATCTTCTCATCCACGACTGGGTTGCTTCTTGCGACGTTGCTTGGCATAGGGCTGGACTTGCCGCTTACTGAAGAGTACAGGCTGTCTGCCAGCATGTAACCGGCAGTGCTACCGGCCAGACCGCTTACGAAGGCGCCAGGGCCAGTGAACAGGCCAGCACCGGTACCAGCGATACCGCCCACTACGGAGCCGGTAATGCCGGCAAGGGCTCTAAGCATGTCGCCACCAGTTGCGTATGTAAGGCCCAGCCCAGTAGCTGCTGCAACAGGGCCACCGACCTTAGGGATTGCCCCAAGAGCCTCGAACGCAACCTGGCTTGGCAGTGTTTGAAGTGCCATATCTCCTGCCTGCTCGTCAGCTCCAAACTGCAGATAGGCGGCAATGGTGCCAGCAATTGTTCCGCCAGCAATGCCGGCCTTTGCGCCAGGTGAGAACCGTGGCTTACCCTTACCGGCCTCAAGTGCAACCGACCGGAAATCAATAGCCTTGCGTACCTGGTTGGCAGCCTCGTCCATGTCGGACTGCTCAGCGTATGAATCTCCGCCCTTGATCTGCTCTAGCAACATGTTCATTACTCGAGAGATACGCTCATCCCCATCAATGTCTCTCAACTTAAGTGTCCTAACGGGTCCCTTTCCAGATCTCGAGAACGGACCGGCAAAGGTGCCGTCCTGCTCAATCCTTGGCTTGAGTGCGTACTTAGTGCCCTCTGGGGTTTCTACTGACTTGAATGCGCTTGGATCAATATCCTCTTCAGTAATGAAGCTTGAGTCAAGTCCATTTACCTCGAGAGATGCCTTCAAGATCTGGAAGAACCTGGCCCTTACTGAAGCATCAAGAACTGTCTTAAGAACCTTGGCCCTATCGTCGCCCCTAACGTGGTCTGGCATTTCTCCAAGCATAGACCCAGAGATTTGGTCTACGTCAAATTCACTGTTAAACACTAGGTCATATGGTTGAGCCTTGCTAAAGTCTTCTGCTTGAGCAGTCCCTTCAGCCTGATTCAAGATTGGGGATTCTCTTCTCACTACTCTTATTGCGGAGTCAACTCCGTTTCCTGCGAACAAGGATTCCATATCTTGAGCAGACATTGACTGGAGCCTTTGCTTAGCTGTAGCCATGGTTGCGAAAGGATCATTGAACTGGTCGGCCTCTGGACCGCCTGGTGCGTAAGGGGTAACTACTCTCTTCTGGCTTGCGTATGTTGGTGCCACGGAAAGGAAGAACTTGCGCAACCCAGTACGTGGATCAGTAGTTACGTAGAAGCGAAGCTGCTTCTTCTTGTCTTTTGTAAAGTTGTTGGCCAGCTTAGCGTACCGAATAATTTCACCTAGCGCACGAGATGTCTTGCTTTTTCCAAGTACCGACTTAACAAACTTTTCCATTTCATCAATTGCAAACGTTCCATCAAATGCGTTAGCTCTTCTAGAAGCTGAGCTGTATTGTGGATTTTTAATTTTTGGCTCCGGGTATGACTTATTACCCTTTTCGTCGGTGAAGAATTCATCCGGCACGACAACTGTACCGTTGTTGTCAAATACAAAGTTCATGATTTGATTTAACTTGTTTTGCTTTCCCTTTACGGTTGTAGAGTTGCTCAAAGCCCGGTTAATCATCTTTACAAATGCGTCACGATCTCCGTCGTTTGCAAGGTGCTCTGAGTACAGAACCCAGGCCCTGCTGGCGAATGCTCTAAGCTGGTCTTTCGTAAGGCCACCAAGCACTCTCTTGGCGTTTGAGTCGTAATCTAGGATAGCAACTTCATCAGTGGTCGGAGGTGGCGTGGACTTTGGCATAGCCGGCTTTGCCGCTGGCGCAATTCTCTTCCTAAGGGACTTAATAGCAGCTTCTTCCTCTAGAGTTTCAAGCGCGCTGACAAGGTTATTAAGCCTCTTTTGTCCGGCTTCGTCTAGCGACTTCTTCTTTGCAGAAGCTTTCTTTTTCTGTTCCTCTGTGAAGGATTCCATCGCTTTATTAAACTTTACATCTAGTTGGTCGTTGCTTCTCTCCTGATCCATGATGGCCCTAACCAGGTCTCTGCCCTCCTCGGTCGACCCGGAGACCTTCCTGCCATCTCCAAGGGTGTGCTCCAGAGATTCCCCAACCTCCACTCCGACGTATGGACTGACGGTTTCGCGGTTGTCTCCGGACTCGGCTGCAATTTGTGATAGCTCGCCTTGGTAATCTCGTGTGAAATTAGAAGTATCACTAGAGGCTCCCATTTGGTCTGCCTCGGCATCAAGATACTGCTCACGCAGACTCATATTTTCTGCGCTCTTCTCATACGGTTTGAACTTGCGCTCACGAAGCATGCTCTTAGCAACATTGACGGCAAACAGCCTTGCTAGCGCATCAACGTCGTCAACAATCGGATCGGCCCGGAACGAGTACCTACCTGCCTTGGTGGACACGAGTGTGCCCCTGCCCTTAGAGTCAAGAGATTCTTCCTGCTCAATATGTGTGTATACCTCTTTTGCCACCTCGTTAGCAACGTCAAGTCTGTCCCCTGTAGTAGCAAAGATTTCAAACAGAACAGCGTTAAAGATAGCTGGCTCTCGTGTTTGGTATCTATGAAGCCTTAGGGTACTTCCGTATCCAATCTCTTTTAGGAGCTCGCTCCTAACCCTGACTGCCTCACGAAGTCTGCGCCACCCGACCTGCCCCTCTCGCTCAACGAACTTTGGGTTAGGCACCATTTGCGAAACGTCACGGGCTCGCACTCTAAGGATATAGAAATAATCAGCGACTAGCCGTTCAAGCATTGCTTCGGCCTCTGGGGTAAGTGCCTCTGGCCTCATGAAGTCTTCTAGCTTAAACTGCGGAAGAGTTTTATCAGGGAAAGCGACTCTCTCTACATCTAATGGGTCTGGCGTTCCTGTGAGTGACGGATTTCCGCCACGAGCGTTAAGATCTTTCATTCTTTCTCTTAGCCGCGTAGCAGCAACAGATTCATCAGCAAACACTGAGTCGCTGCTGTACTCTTCGTGCTGCTCAAAAGAGAAGCTCCTCCCAAAGTGATCCATTGCCGAATCACCATCCGGTGAATAGTTTCTATATGCCTTGTCAGTCTCGGACATATCTTCACTAACTGGGTCAAGTCCCTGCTCAACTCTTAACTCTGCAGCAGCAGCTCGTCTCTCGGCCCCAGTTAGGGATATAGGCAGATTCTGGCGAACCTCAGAGGCGTAAATCTCATCGTAGGCGTCTTCAATAAGGTCTACACCATCGAGAGTCCTATTGAGTTGAATATTGTTTCCAACAACAAATCTTAACCCATCGTCAAACTCGATGTTTCCTGGGTTTCTATCCGTGAAGTCAACAATGTCATCAGATGCTGTTTGAGTTTCGCTTAGTAGATATTGCCCCTCGAACTTACCTCCACTTGCAGGCTTGAGTGGTTCATAAATCTGCTGATCTTCGTCAAAGTCTTCTTCATACCTGAGTGCGTCCATTCGCGTTACAAGGTCAGGATCGTTGTGGGCAAATGTCATGTGCACAACTGGGTCGATATCGATTCTAAAGAACTTACCTAGGCCAGTAACCTCTGGGTATTGAGCTTTATCACCAAGCTTAAACGGCTTGCTTACAAAGTTGCTAACCGTGTACCCATCTGTTGATTTAGACGCCATTTCCTCAGCCAACCTGATTCCGGTTTCGTCGCCCTCCTTGAACGCGTACATACCCTTGCCGATATAGTACGTCACTCCGTCAATGACAAATGGCTGTTGAATCGCTCGATCTCCCAATGAAACGTCAACAAGGTAAATCTTACCCATGGCGGCCTGCACGTCAGCGGACACTTGATCAGCAGCTTGATTTACCATATCTGCTTCTCTAGTGTATCTCATGAACGCACCAGGCAAGATCACAATCTCGTCTGGGGTACCGGGAAGAACATACATAGGGTTCTTATCGGAAATAAGCTTCTTAATTGCCCTCAATACGTCGATTTCTTTATTAGGTACTCTGTCTACCCACGTTACCCTAGCGCTAGAGTCGGCGCTAATGTGCATTCCAATCATTGCTGGGCTTCTATTCTGTCTAGACATATTGGGATCATTGAGTGAGGCAAACCCGGCGTACGGGTTTTCGAACCCATCGAACTTGTCTGTGACCAAACCTAGCTCATCAAGTTCCATGTATAGCGGATGGACCTCTCCGTTTAGGTCAAATGCATATCTACGGTACGGAGTTTCGGATTTGTAGGTGGCGTATAGCTGCGCTTCGTCGTACGTGTATCTTCCCCGCTTACCTCTGGAGACCGGAGCCTTTGCCCCGGCAGCGATAACTGCATCCGCAATCGCGTAGGGGTCTCTATCATTCGATTCCGTTTCAAATACCTCAGAAGGGCTAATATCTGCCCTCATTCTAATGTACTCAAAGATAGGATCGATATCTTCTAGCTTGCGAATGTAAGGAATACCTGTGTCCTTGTCGGTTCTAAGCCTGGAGGGCAGGGCCTCTCCCGCAAACTCCGATTGAATGTCCTGCTCAACGCCTGCCAGAAGGCTGGTAACAAGGTAAACTCTCCTAGCAACTTCTGGGTGGCTCATCAGGGGGCCAAGATCTGCTGAGGTTTTCTGGATTCTAGCAGATACGCGCTTCAGATCGGCGTCAACTCTCTTGATTCGCACCTCTGCTGCCTCCGCGTCTGCGTCGGGGAATGTGTATGCCGGCGCATCTGGGCCAGTTTTAGCGAATGCGCTCCTTGGGACGCCAGCGTTCTCCAGGATTCTCGTAATAAGGGCGTCGTCTTCCCCCTTTCCGATTTCAATTGTAGAGAATAGCATGCGGTCTCGCATGAATCTAATCGCGGCTTCTACGTCGATATCCTTACCGGCGCTTCTTTTCAAAGCAGCAATGTTAGGCATCATCCCCTGTTCCAGAATCTCAACAATTTCTGGCGAGATACCAGCTGGAGACTTGAGCATTGCAATCAAAACTGCTGCCGACACAAGCTTATCTGTTGGAAGGTACGCAATCCTAAGGGCTCTCTTGAGCTGGCCGGTTTGCTCTGTCTGCATAGCCTGAAGATCTTGTTGAAGTTGCATTCCCTGTGGAGTTAACTCCATCATGGCAGAATCTGTCATGCGCTTTGAGGCCTTATCTAGGAGAGAGTCCTCCTCCCCTTCAGCCTTGGCCATAGCTTTAAAGATATCCGAGGCCTCTTCGGTCTCTGTCTTAGTTAGCTTGTACTTGCCCTTCTTTGCTAGGAATGCTAGAACCCTACCTCTTTCAGATGGGTCTGGGTTGCGCTCTCGGATATCGATAAGTCTCCTCTTGGACCCTGGGTGGCCCTTGAAGTGCTTTCGCCACGTGTCGGCTGTGCCGCCGTCCCTTGGCATCTGTCTCTCCGTGTCCGGGTCGAAAGTCATGGCAATCAGGAAGTCACGTGAGTCACGAGCGACTAGGCTGTTTCGCTCCTTCATGCCCTCATTGCCCTTCGTTCCATCGCCGTAGGTGACTGTTGCCCCGCGATCAATAGCCTCTTGGATCTGCTTTAGAGATGCATCGGACTCCACCTTGAGAGCCTTGTTGAATAGTGTGTGGTAGTAGTTGGCGGTGTTGCCCGAGCTACCAAAGCCTGCGTTCTTAAAGGTAAGCTTGCCGTTTGGTCCGGCGATAATCTCGGCCGGAAGGTGGAGAACAAGGCCGCCGACCTTACCGTCCAGGAATAGCTGAACGGCAACGTGGTCTGACCATGCAGCTCCACCGGAGATTAGCACATCGTTTGGCTTGACAGCACCGCTAAAGTATTCAACAAGGGCCCTGTAGTCGGATTCAGTAAGCCTTGCCCCATCTTCTCCCCTGCCGGCAGTGCCGATGATGCCAACGTACCTGCCGTCAGTCTCTGGCAGCGTGTACTCTGGAGCATCCGGAGCTACGCCGAAGTCTGTATCTGATGGGGCGGAGGCAGCTCTGATCTGCTCTGGCGTAGCCTTCATGGATGAGAACGCGTTCTTGGCGCCACCGGATGGCTTGCTTGCCGCGGTCTTTGTTTTAACCTCTGGTTCGGAAGGTAGCGTTATTGGGTTCTCTGGTTCCACAGCATCTTTAGGAAGAGCAAAGCCCTTGGCGTATTCTTTAGTAAGGTCTTTCTTTGGGTCGATTTCTACCAGCCTAGGGCGAAGTTGATCCTGGACAACGCGCATTGATTTCTTAGGCTTTAGCTCCAGATCACCATTTTCAATTTTCCAAGGAGTTCCGTTGTACGTACCTTCAATTATTTCACCTGAGTTTTCAGTTTCAGCAGTTCTAATAATATTTTCGCCATTGGCATCAAGGAACTGCATAACCATCTCTCTGTTCCCGCCGCGAGTGTCAATCCAGTCTTCTTCGCCAAACTCCTTCTTAATCCAGTCGCTCATCTCTTCGTCTTGTTTAAACTTAGAGAACTCCATGCTTTCTGCGTTATTCATAAACGACTCTACTCGTTCCCAGGCCGCCTCGCCCATGGTGATAAATTCAGATTGAGGTAGATCAAGGATAAAGGTCTTGCCGTCTTTTTCTCCGACGGCTACCTTGTGCCCAATCAGGTACGGCACTCCGTCTTCTGGGAGATACGGGGACGTAGCATTAAGCCACTCTGATCTAGCGTTAGAGAATCCGTTCTCTTCCATTTTTTGTGCCCAGTATCCTGAGGTTGTAAGGCAGATATTCTGTGACGAGTCCACATCTAGAAGCATCCCTGCCTTGAAGCCCATCAGCTTCCGATCTGTGATATCGAACAGGGCCCACTCAGGTGTGGCGCCACCGGCAGGATTCGAACCTGCGGCCAAAGGCTTAGAAGTCCCCTGCTCTTTCCCCTGAGCTACGGTGGCATCTGGGCGGGTCGGCGCCGTTACTTGCGTTTTAGGGGTTGGGGCTGGGGCCGCAACAGCCTCTGGGAGGGCTGTAGGAGCCACGCTGGCAGGAGTTTCCCCCATAGGTGGTGCCGAGACCTCATCCGGGGCCATACCGATGCTTGTTGCCCTTCTGGCGGGGGCCTCAACCGGAGCTTCTACTGGAGCCTTAACTGGAGCTGCCGGGGCCTGCGCCGGGGATGTGAATGGTGAGAAGTTGTTCAGCGGCATACCTTGAGTTCCAGGCGCCGAGTTCCTGATGTACCTGACGATCTCGTTAATGTTGTTTCCGTATCCGTCAGGGAATCCGACCCTTCGTAGAATTGTTTGCCAGTCTGCGTTTCTAAACTTTCTTTGCGCGCTAGGGTCTCTACCAATCTCGTTAATTCCGTCTAGTACCCACTTTGCGAGGGCCTTTGCCTCTTCTGAGGAGTACGTTCCGCCTTCGGTTGATCCCTTTGCAAGGTTCATATTAGCAACGCCAAGACCATCAGCGATACCTAGCATGGATTGCTGCAGGTCCCTGGCCGTAGCTGTACTCTCCAATTGGAACGACCTGTCCATAAGCGGGTACGGAGGCTCGCCTGTGGCAATGGCGGAGGGGGCCTCAGCTGGGGCTGCCTGGGCGTCAATGGCGGCCTGAGCCTTCTCGTTCAAGCCTGACATGTATTGCCTGCCGGCGGCCTCCCCTGGCTTGACGGTGGTGTTGTAGATTCTCTTGGCGTACTCTACCGGGTCGTATCCCTCTGAGGCTGCTAGCTCTTCGATAGGCTTCCTTACCTCTGTGCCGGTAGCTGAGTCTTGTAGGATGGCGTCTCCGCCTGCGGAGCCCTTGATTGCGTAGACGGCTGTGATGCGGACCACCGCGGCAGGCTTGCCGAGGACGGTGAGCAGGAGGTTGGCCCCAGGTACTACGCCCTTCTTGGGTGCGTACTGGCGGCTGGTTGAGGTGCGCTCGCCAGCGATGACCTTCTCGATGTTGGAGCGCTTGTCTCCCTTGACTGCCGGGGCGATTGCCATACCACCCCTAGGTGTCTTCTGCCCGGCGGTGTAGTTCATCTCCTCCGACGGCATCGATGAGGAAGAGTCTGGGTCCGGCTCCCCTACGTACTCGTACTCGATGTAGGAAACGTATGAGCCTGGGGCCTTGCGAGCTTCAGGGGTAGGGCCCCCAGCTACCGGGGCTGAGGGGGCGGCAGCAGCTGGGGGTGTAGGTGGTGTGGCGTCAGCCCTAGGGGTTTCCTTCTTCATTCCGGCAAACGGGTCGGAGACCGCACCCTTGGCGGGCGCAGTCGTAGCAGGCTTACCTTCGATCTTCTCATCAATTTGCCTGTTGACGAGGCGGTCGATCTGGGCCTGGATCTCCTTTGGATCTGGGATCTTTGCCATTGTTCCTTTCGTTTGCACCCTCTAAGAGGGTAAGACTCTCTATATATCTGTAAAACCGTATTAGAGGGTATGTATCTACTCTCTATTTATATCCACCCCTGTCAAGGGCTCCTGCACATTAAGTGCGTATTAAGGTTACTTATCACATGGGTATGGCCAGTGGGGAGCTTGGGTAACCCCACCAACAGGTCTCCCCTTGATAAACGCAGCGGGGAGACCCCCCTGCCAAAATCAGGCAGGCTGGTGGTCTGCCCCCCGAAGCGGTCAGCGTACTACGGTATACGCTGGCAGACGGGGGGTAGCCTCTCTGGCCCGCCTGCGAGGGGTCAGATGTACTGCCCCCCGAAATGCGAGCACGATGCTCGCAGGAAGGAACGGTGAAGCCCGATGGCTCTCACTAAAATCACAGGTCTTGTTCAGGGTGAACACGACCACGAGTTGGCAAAGCCGCGGAGCGGCGCACTGGACACGGCGGACATCACCTTCAACCGTGAAGGCAAGGTGACCTACGCCCAAGTCGTCATTGAAGAGACGAACGATGAGGGGAAGATTCACTTCTACCCAGTCATCGCTCGCGGTGAACTCGCGGCAGCGCTCGCGAACGCCCAGTGGACGACAGTGACCATCTTCGCCACATCCGAGCGCATGAGCAACGGACAGTGGACGAAGCCACGCGTGGTAGATGTAACCACGCCAGAAGAGGAAGAGTTGCTCGCAGGCAAGTAACCGAGCAACGCACGCAACGGGGGGTGATGGCTACGGTCATCACCCTCCATCTCTTTTACAACGGTCAGGCCCAACTGGCAGCCTGGCGATGGTAACATGAAGCTACAATGGAAGGATACGATAGCATGCATAGTAACAATGTGTATATGTTGATAAGCCTAGGGGTAGGGGGTAGGCACGAGAGACAGTGTATTACCCCCTCTTCCTGCTCTCTGCGGTAGACCGTTCGGTCTGCCCCCCTAAGAGATAAGGGTGAACGGATATGATAAGGAGATGACAAGTGCCTAGTTGTCCATGGTGTGAACAGATGCTCATTACAGAAGTCCAAGGCTTCTGCTCAAAGGAGTGTATGGAAGCAGCAGGGTATGAGTATGAGAAGTACCTTGATAAGTTCAACGATTACATGGCCGGGTACCCAGTAACATTCGAGAAGATGAAGAAGCACCCAAAGAAGGAGGAGCAATGATCTGCCAAGCTATGGAAGGTAAGCGGCTATGTACCTATGATGGTATACGGGTTATTAGAGGTAATAAAGTACTTTGTATAGTGCATATAGACTCATTCTTTAAGGGTGAACAGATTAAGTGGGCGCCCAAGCGCCTACTATCATATGAGATTGAGCGCCGCGCATCGGCAGCAGCCGAACGCTACCGTATCAACAAGCTAAATGAGGAGGTATACAGTGCCAAATGAACCATATGTAACAATCAGTTGTATCAGCTGCAGCAAGCTAAGGGTATATAGCGATGCATTTGGAAACTGGATTAGAATAGTAGAGTTGCCTAAGTTCTGCGACAATTGCGGAGAAGCATACCTCGCAAGCTATATAGAATATGTAGTTCCAACATCAGAGAAAGGAGGAGTATAACCGTGGAGTGTGACTTCGGAACATCGAGTTGGTATGTAGGTATGGCAGTAGGTGTCATTGCCACATTAGTAGCAAAGTATGTATGGAAGGAGATCAACTAATGTTGTATCAGAAGTATGAGTTCAGCATCGTAAGGCGTGAGCTTAACCCAAGAGACATGCGCATTGAGACCCCAGTGTCAGCAGTAGATTACTTCAAAGAGTTTGCGATTGGAGCAAGCAATGAGTCATTGTTTGTAGTGGTACTTGATGGCCGTAATAATCTCATTGGTATCCAAGAGGTATACCGAGGTACTGCAACGGGCACCAGTGTGCGCATCGCAGAACTATTCACACCGGTATTGCTATCACATGGAGTAGGTATGGTTGTAGTACACAACCACCCAAGTGGTGACCATGAACCGTCAGATGAGGACAAGCGACTAACAGTTGACATTGTTAAGGCAGCAAGGATTATGGACATTGAGATGCTTGACCATCTTGTCATTGGCAAAGACAAGTATACTAGCATCAGGTCTATCATGCCTAACATTTGGCAAACCGAATTTAGTAACATGGATATGATCAACGATATATTGGAAGGGTAGGTAACCAATGCCAAGCAATCACATCATGCGCAATGCTATTGACAAGGCCATGGTATACAGGCAGTTGCAATCAGATCGACAGTTGTGCTGCGATCCATACGATTGCATGTGCCATGAAATGTGCGACTCAGAACTAGGGTATTGCAACGGATGCAAGGCATTTGCCTATGCATATAATGATCTACTAAGGTATTGCGAAAAGCGCAATGTAGATATAAGAAAAGTATTTAGTATAGTTGTAGATATCGTAAGCAAAGACCGTATGGATTACTATAAGCACACGATGTACGATGACAATGCCCCATCACACTGGAGTGATGGAGGCAAGTACGAGTAACAATGAGGGGTTGCGCAAGGTAGGACAAGCCAAGCGCAACCCCTCATTTAATAGCAATAGAGAGCAGCGATGGCAGCCTGGCGATGGCAAAACGATAGCCCTTTGCTGCTCTCTCCGTGGTGGCGGCGCTGGTCTGCCCCCCGAAGAATATATCCAGCAAGGAGGTACAATGGACTTACCAGGTAGGGTACAGGTGGAGTTAGAGTTTGGATTTGCTGAAGAGAAAGCAGCAGATGCTCTAGCTATTCTAATCTCAGGGTACTATATGTTTAAGTCGTTAGGTAAATCACCACGCAGATTTAGAGAGAACTATCCTGAGGTATTCAACACAGCAGAAGAGGAGATGATGGCCGCAGGTTCAACGCGTAGCCAGGCAAGTGACCAGACAATCGAAGCACTTGAACAGTACTTTGATTTGCTTGGTAAGATGATCTACATGCTAGGCTATGAGCTAGCAGACAAGATGGGTGTAGAGTACCCAAGAGACGAAGAAGAATCAGACCATCGCTTGGTGTTAGACACAATGAATACAGAGGAGGTGATGAGTGAAATAAAAAGAATCATGGAACGGACAAACTAAGGAGTGATTATGGTAGAAGATTATGTGTTTGAACCAGACGATGTCACATGCACCGGTGATGAGCATCGTGCAATGATTGAGGTCGTAACATTTACTGAGGTTCCGGACAGTCACTTCTCAACTTACATCAATGGAAACATTGATAAGGTTGTGAGTGAAGTCCAGAGACTCAAAGAATCAGCATCACCTAGTGCATCGTTGTATGTATCATGGTGCTGCAAGAAGTGCGAGGAGGCAAGCAATGGCTGACATTGGAGATTTCAAGGAGCAACTAGAATCTGTCCAGTCCAGCATCGAATCAGCTGGGTACAGTGCAGACCAAGCAGCCGATGAAGCGAAGGCTGCTTATCAAAGCACCGACGCAGCATTGGCAATCATTAGCGATCTCATCGACAATGTCGATGGTATCATGGGTTATGACAAGCATGATCTTGAGGTAGCAATGCGCCACCTCAGTGTCATCGGCAGGTTGCAGGCCATGTATCTTAACCGGCTCGACAATGTGGTTGAGAACAATCACATTCCAGACAAGGTTAAGTTCGCTAACTTCATTGCATTCCTGGAGGCTATCACAACTTGGGAAGGTAGCCAACTGGTATGGGATAAGGAGTATAAGATCGAGTCTTACTATGAGAACTCGACTTATGGATATAAGACTGCAAAGTCAGAGGAGGTCTAACATGGCAACCAAGAAGATCGAAAAGTGTGGAGCACCTAAGCTCAAGGAACTACAAGCTGAGTTCAATCAGCAGGTAAGTGTACAAGTAGATAGTTCAAGTGTTGTTATTGCCATCATGAAGGCGTCATTGCCTGAGTTGGCCAAGCAAGTATCCAAAGGAAATGGATATCACAATAGCTACAACGGAGCAGTCAAGGCTTTGAATGTAGCAACATCTCTTGATCTAAAAGTGTCAGAGATTAACGAATCCTGGGATGGATATCATGGATTCAACGCTACGCTCAGCGATGCAGGTCTGCTACGCCAGTGGCAAACACCGAGAACAGGTTGCAATGATCTACTTGAGCGTGTAGATACGGGTGATTTGTACGAAAGTACAGTTGCTGAGATTCACATTACCTTCACTAAGAAGCTGAAGGACAAGA